CCTGTCTTTTGGGCGCGTCCGACCCTTATTTCGGCGACAATCGATTGTGTTACAACCTAGGTCTAAATAAGATTTAACCAAAGTAGGAGGAAGCCCTGTACGCAGGACAACTTTCACTGAAAAGGAAATGATCGCTAAGACCGACCATTCATCCCTTCTACTTTTAGAAAAGTGGCAAACATTGCAAACATTGTCGGCCAAAATGCCGTCAATAATTCTGATATTACAAGCGCTAATTACGCGACTAAATACGCTACCGCGCTCAAGGTCTTTAGTGGAGAGGTGTTCAATGCCTTCAACTCTGCATCGATCTTCAAGGGTCTTGTTCGCAGCTATGACCTGCGTGGTGCTAAGTCTAAGCAGTTCCTGCTGACTGGCAAACTTGCAGCTGGCTATCACACCCCAGGCACTCCAATCCTTGGGGACGCTGGTATCAAGAGCAACGAGAAAACGATCGTCATGGATGATCTTCTCGTCGCCAGCCAGTTTGTGTATGAACTCGACGAAATTCTCAGCCAGTGGTCAGCACGCTCTGAGATTTCCAAGCAAATTGGTGAGGCCTTGGCCAAGCACTACGATGAGCGGATTGCACGTGTTCTGACGCTCGCTTCTGCTGAAGCTTCTGCTGTTACCGGTGAGCCTGGTGGCTTCCGTGTGCAGCTTGGCGCTAACAACGAGTACAACGCTCAGGCACTCGTGGACGGCTTCTTCGAGGCCGCCAGTGTCCTCGACGAGCGCAATGCCCCTCAAGAGGGCCGCGTTGCCGTTCTGAACCCCCGTCAGTACCACTCCCTCGTGTCCTCTGTGGACACCGGAATCCTGAACCGTGACCTGGGCTCCACTCAGGGCTCCCTGAACAGCGGTGAGGGCCTCTACAGCATTGCCGGTATCTCGATCCGGAAGAGCAACAACCTGCCTTTCCTGGCCGGTACTGTTGCTGCTGTGACCGGTGAAAATAACACCTACAACGGTGACTTCACCAACACTTGTGGTCTTCTCTTCCACCGTGAAGCAGCTGGCGTTGTCCAGTCTATTGCTCCTTCTGTGGAGACAACTTCGTCCGACTTCCGTGTCCAATATGCCGGTGATTTGATCGTCGGCAAGCTCGCTATGGGCTGCGGTTCCCTCCGCACTTCTGTGGCTGGTGCTTTCTTGAACACCTGATATCTATACCCCTGGAGCCTTCATTTAGGCTCCTCGGGGCTCCCCATTCCCTAGAAAACTAATGGCAACAAAACTAACGAAACTGGCCGCTGTCAACATCGTCCTTTCCAATGTGGGACAGGCTCCTGTCACTACAATTGATAATGACAACCCTATGGTTGTTATGGCTGCAAACGTGTTGGATGAGGTCACAAACTCAGTGCAATCTGAGGGCTGGACCTACAACACTGAGCGTTCCTATCCCTTCACTCCAGACACAGCTAAGAAGATTGCAATCCCTGCCAACGTACTTCAACTAGATTCTAGCCGTACGTCTCGTTTGGATGTAGTTATCCGCGAAGGTAAACTATATAACAAGCGTGACCACACCTATAATTTTGATAATCAAGTAAAAGCTGATGTCATTTGGTTAGTTGACTTCGATGACATGCCTGAAGCATTTAAGCAATATGTCACTATGCGTGCTGCTAATTTGTATGCAGGTCGCGCTGTTGGATCTACTGAGGCTGTCAGGTTTGGCGAGCGGGAAGAAGCGCAAGCTCGTGCAGCAATGCTTGAGTATGAAACTGAGCAAGGTGATTACAGCTTCCTTGGTACTGAAGACAACCTCAATATCCCCTCCTATCGCCCCTTTGATGCCGCATATCGGTTCTAATTCTTATGGCAGCTATTTCACAGAAAGTCCCGAACCTATTGGGTGGGATTTCCCAACAACCTGATCCCGTTAAGCTGCCTGGGCAAGTTCGTGCAGCTGACAACATATACCTAGATCCAACCTTTGGGTGTCGCAAAAGACCTGGCACTGAATTTACAGCAGCGCTCGCTACTGGCATTCCTAATGAAGCTACGTGGTTTCCTATCTTCCGTGATAACAATGAACGGTATGCAGTTTGCATGTATAGGGACAACACTGGCTTCCGTTTAAGAGTCTGGGATCTCAACGATGGATCAGAACGAACAGTCACCGTTGGAGCCTCAGCTACTTCTTACTTTTCAGATGCTGAGTATGATGATGTAGGCCATCTAACGATTGCTGATTACACGCTTTTGACAAACCGTAAAAAGCGCGTCACTATGTCCTCTGATGAATCACAGGTCAGTGATAACGAGGCTCTGGTTGTTGTTCGGCAAGTTGCTTACAACACAACCTACAACGTTGATTTGGCCGATGCAGGAAGTAATCCGACTAAGGTCTACCAGGCAACAGGCATTGAAGTTATACCCGGTTCATATCAAGAAAACGACGGTGGCACATGTAGTGATGTTGATGCCCAAAACTTCTCAGTAACTCATGCGACTGATTCAAGTAAAACTGGTCTTCAGTTTCGCCTAATCAATCAGTGCTCTAGCCACCTAGAAGGTGGTAATTACACAGAATATCGAATTAAAAATCTCCACATAGCCCGGAGAGGCACCGCTTTTAATACTATTAACAAGCACGATGTTTATGGGAACGGCTCTTTAATCGTATCCTCCTATTCTTCAGGTCGCAGTTCCGGCTTTATAGTAGATCACGCTGACTGGGGTTATCGCAATGCAAACCCTAAAAACTCCATAATCAATCTACCTGGTGGAGCACAGGCCAGGGTTTACCAAACAGACGAGCGGATTCTGTCAGATGCCGCATACGTCTCCAGGTATTCCACCGATGCTGTGCTCCAAAATGGAGGTACGGGCTGGCGCGTAGGCGATACTGTTGATGTGACCATGCAAGGTCAAACATTCAAAATACGAGTTACTAAAGAGCGCTACACTCTTGCCTACAACAATCTCGGTACAGCAACCTTTACCACACCAGCGGATACCTCTTCTGGTGCTTTGGATATGGCTGCAGTTGTTACTGACCTAACTAATGACATCAATGCTTTAAGTGGTTTCACTGCTCAGTCAGTTGGTGGTGTGATTAAAGTATCACGCACCGGTGGTGGTGACTTCAATGTATCTACTAGGGGTGGTACCGTAAATAATGCTCTGAGATCTATCAAAGGTTTTGCACGAGATATTTCAACACTGCCTGAAGAATGTTTTGATGGTTATGTTCTAAAAGTCTCTAATACTGAAGATTCAGAGGCTGATGACTACTACGTGCGATTCAGCACACAAGCTCCTGGTATTCCAGGTGCTGGTAGTTGGCAAGAGACAGTCGCCCCTGGTATCAAAACTAACCTCAACACATCAACGCTTCCACATGCCTTGATACGTCAGGCAGACGGGACCTTCACCCTCGATGCTCTCGCATCGGGCACTGAGGCTGGAGAATGGGCAGGACGTGACGTTGGAGATGAACTAAGCAATCCTGAGCCGTCATTTGTCGGACGCTCAATTAACGATATGTTCTTTTTCAATAACCGCCTGGGATTTCTCTCTGAGGATGCTGTGATCATGTCGCAGCCTGGTAGTTATTTCAATTTCTTTGTCAACTCTGCAATCGCTGTAAGTGATGCAGATCCGATTGACATGACTGCAAGCTCTACCAAGCCCGCCATTCTGAAGGCTGCTGTGCCTTCCCCGAGAGGTTTGATTTTATTCGCAGAATTTAGTCAATTCCTTATGGCTTCTAACGAGCTGGTCTTTTCATCGGCCACAGTGCAACTCAAGGAAATATCTAATCATTTCTATAAGTCTAAAGTCTTGCCTCTTAACTCTGGCGTGAGCGTTGCTTTTGTTTCAGAGAGTGCTACCTATTCAAAAGTACTTGAGATGGCTGTTGACTCTGTCGCTAATCGGCCAGTCGTCGCAGACATTACAAGAGTTATTCCTGAGTTTCTTCCATCCAGGTTTGAATGGGGCGAAGTGATGCCTAACAATAATATGTTGTTGTTTGGCAATAACACTGAAGATGTTTTTGTATTTAAATTCTTCAATCAAGGTGACGAGAGGCAAATGGCCGGCTGGACTAAGTGGACTTATCCAGGCGCAGTAAGTATGTTCGCTAGCGAGGATGATCTTTGCTATATCGTTTTGAGGTCAGGCGATGATAAGCACATCCTTGTAAAATCAGAACTTATTGATGACCCTGATGAGGCTCCCATCGATGTTGGCTTTTCAAAATTCACTCCCCGTTTGGATGCCACGGTCGAAGGGTCCACGATCACAACTTCTGTAGAAGATGCTCTGAACACTCGGATTATTATTCCGCCAGATGTCCTCTTCTTTGGGGCTGTATATAATGTAGTCGTCACTTCTGGTGATTTTAGGGCTACATTCCGTCGAGTCGAACCTGAGTATGATTCAGTAAATAATAATTACTATGTCATTGTAAATACTGATTTGCTTACGGCTGACTGGGTTCTGGGTTGTCAGTACACAGCTTCTGTCACCCTGCCCTCTATATTTGTAACTCAAGAGGCTAGAGCTGATCGGGTAAATGTGCCAATCGTCACCTTAATGCACTTAGACCTTTACTACTCAGGTCGATACGAGATTCTCATAGATAAGCTTGGATATGACCAACAACAATTAGATGCAGACATGACACGTTCTAACGTGTATGACGCAGACGAAGCTCCCATAAATGAAATCTCAACGCAGACTGTTCCTGTGATGAGTCGCGGAGATATTGTTAAAACGACCATCAATGCTCTCGACCCATTCCCATCAGCCATCACTGGGTATAGCTGGGAAGGTCACTACAACAACCGAGGCATCTCGCCTATCTGATGAATCACATCCGCACTGCCACTGTGCAGGACGCGGTGCAAGTTGCCAAAAATCTTCGACCAGAAGATCGCCAAGAAATCGAGGGTCTGGGTTTTACACCCCTAGCCCTCGTTTTCAGTGTTCTCATAAGCGACGTTGCGGTCTCCTTCTTTAATACTGAAGGCGAGATCGCAGGCGTTGCTGGGATTGTTAGAGAGTCCGATATCAAGGGTCAAATCTGGATGATTTGTACACCTGCTGTCGAACTAAACCCACACACTTTTGTTCGCCATGCAAAACGTTGGCTTAAACAAGAACAGCGCAACTACCGCCTCCTCTGGAACCTTGCAGACGCCAGGAACCTGTATCACCACAAACTACTGCGGATGCTCGGATTCAGGGCCATTAGGTCTGTCCCGTCTGGTCCGCAACACCTGCCCTACTTAGAAATAGTGAAACTATGTGCCTAGCCACAACAGCTCTAACGCTACAGGCTATTAGTATTGGTGTTTCTGCTGTTAGTTCTGGATTAAGCCTTATTCAGGCTCAGAACTCTGCAAATATGCAGGCCCGCCAAGCTCAACAGCAGATCGATCTACAGGCCCGACAACGTACAGAACAAGCGCAGCTGGCGAACAAACGTGCCCTTACTCAATACAGCGGCCAAATCCGTGCCCAGCAAGAAAGCACTCGTTCTTACTTCAAACAACTCGACAACATTAACTCTGCAGCAAATAAGACTTACGTTCAAGAACAGGCAAAGCTAGCTGAAGCGAGGACTAAAGCCGCATTCAAAAACCAAGCCATCTTGGCTAAATCAATTGGTGTTCAAGGCAAGATTCTTGCAAGTGGCACAACTGGCCAATCCGTTGGTCTATTGGCTCTCGATGCTGAACGTCAAGCTGGGTTCGCACAAGCTCAACAGAACGCATCCGTGGATAGTGCTGCTCAGCAAAGTGCGATCTCTCAAGATATTGCATTTGATCAAGCACAAAGTGCTGCAAATCAGGCATTTAACCGTACACCACCTCCTAGTCAAGCACCAATCCTGGATCCCTATGGGATGGCAGGGCTTGAAATCCCCTCTTATGCGTAAGAAATGGCACGAAT